TACAAGGGTCTTATGGGAGAGTTAAAGTCTTTAGATTTTTTAGAGAGTGAAATAAAAAATCTTTTAGAGAAGCAAGAACAAGAGGAAGTTTAAATGGAAACATCGGCAACAGAATTAAATGGGGCTTATGTAGACCCAAAAGACAGAGTTTTAGACCCTAATTTAATAGAACAAAGTTTAATAGAAAGAATGCCTCAACCTACGGGTTGGAGAATACTTATTTTACCTTACAGAGGTAAAGGTAAAACCGAAGGTGGTATTTTATTACCAGATAAACTAGTAGAAGAAGGACAAGTTTCTACCCAAGTTGGTTATGTATTAAAAGTAGGATCATTAGCGTATAAGGACACAGAAAAATTTCCAGCAGGTCCTTGGTGCGCGGAAAAAGATTGGGTAATGTTTGCCCGATATGCGGGATCTCGGTTTAAAATAGATGGCGGAGAAGTCAGAATTTTGAATGATGACGAGATTTTAGCAAAAATTATGGACCCTGAAGACATTTTACATTATTAAGAGGTAGATATGAGCGGAAAAGAAGCACAAGCAGAGTTAGACTTAGATTTAGGAGAGGAAGAAGGTCCTGATGTTGAAGTCACGGTTGAAAGTTCTACTGAAGACCAGCCGTCTGCAGAAGTTGATTCGGGGTTTGAGACCCAAGATTCTGAAGATGAGTTCAAAAAAAGTGAGAATCAAACTCAAAAGAGAATTAATCGACTTACAAAAAAGATGCGGGAAGCTGAAAAGAATGCTGAAGAAGCTACTAGGTTTGCGCAGTTAAAAGCTAAAGAAAACCAAGAACTAGCTCAAAGATTAAATCAAATGGATAACAACTACGTTGATCAATATAGTGGTCGCGTAGAATCAGAATTAGCTCAGACAGAGTCAGCTTTGAGAAGTGCTATGGAAATTGGTGACACTGAAGCTGCTGTAGCTGCTCAGAGAAAAATGACACAGCTGGCTGTAGACGCCGATAGAGCGGCTCAGGCTAAGTTAGCTAACGAGAGAAGACAAAAGGTGGCTGCAGAACGTCCTGTGCCTCAGCAAACAGTAGCTCAACCTGCTCCAAGACCGGACCCTAAAGCAGAGAATTGGGCACAAAAGAATGATTGGTTTGGCGAAGATAGCGCCATGACATATGCGGCATTTGGTATTCATAAAGAACTTGTTGAGTCGGAAGGTATTGACCCGAAGAGCGATGAGTACTATGATACATTAGATAGACGTATGAAGGAAGAGTTTCCTCATAAGTTTAAAGATGGATCTCAGAGCAAGCGACTCGCCCAGACGGTTGCTTCTGTTAATAGATCCTCGGGAACTGGGCGCAGTAGTGGGAACAAGGTTAGATTAACTCAAAGACAAGTCGCTATGGCGAAAAAACTTGGAGTAAGTCTAGAACAATACGCAAAATACGTTAAGGAGTAAAATAAATGGCACAACAAGACGAAATGTTTGAAGGTTCTATTAAAAGAACTCCTCGCGCAACACAGACAAGGGAGAAGGCGGCAGCGCGTAAGCCGTGGGCTCCACCATCCATGCTGGATGCACCACCCGCACCAGATGGCTTTAAACATCGATGGGTAAGAGCAGAAACTCGTGGTTTCAATGACACCAAGAATGTTTCCGCAAAACTTAGAGAAGGTTGGGAGCTCGTAAGAGCAGATGAATACCCAGATTTTGAAGCCCCTATAGTAGATTCGGGTAAATATGAAGGTGTTTTCGGAGTAGGTGGGTTAGTTTTAGCTCGTATGCCTGTTGAGACTATTGCAGAAAGAACAGCTTACTTTAATCAAAGGAAAGCAGATCAGATGCAAGCAGTGGATTCAGATATGATGAGAGAAAACGCACATTCAACTATGACGATCAATCGACCAGATCGTCAATCTCGTGTAACCTTTGGCGGTCCTAAAAAACAATAGGATGGCCCCATTATTGGAGTAAAATAAATGGCAAATAATCTAACAGCTGGTTATGGTCTTCGTCCGATAGGAAAGGTAGGTGGCAACCCAAATAATAACGCCACAACACAGTACGAGATTGCAAGCAACTATGCAACAGCTATATACAATGGCGGGATCGTGTGTCCTGCTGCTACAGGAACTATCATTATCTCTGATCAAGCGATATCTCCTTTAGGTGTATTAGCAGGCGTAGAGTTTGTTGACTCTGTTACTGGTAAAACTACTTTTAAAAACTATTGGCCGGGAGCAAACGCAGTAAGTGTGGACACAGATTTCCCTGTGAAAGCATTCGTCTATGACGATCCTTTTCAACTTTATGCTGTAGTTGCAGATGGTACAAACACTAATAGAGCAACAGCTCTTGCAGATGTTTTTGTCAACTGTGATATGGCAAGTGTAAATAACGGTAGTACAGCTACTGGTAGATCTAGTGATATGCTAGATATCAGTTCAGCTGCTACAACTAATACACTTGATGTAAGGATTGTTGGTCTTTACGAAGATGCGGCTAATTCAGACTATTCTGCATTAGGTCATCAGTATATCGTAAGATTGAACGGTCACTATAATCTTAACACAAGTGCGGCGGTTGGTACCTTCGCTACAACAGGTATATAGGGAGGGTTTAAACAATGGCTATATCAAGAGCACAATTAGCGAAAGAGCTAGAACCTGGACTTAACGCCCTGTTTGGTCTAGAGTACGATCGTTATGAAAACGAACACGCAGAGATATTTGATGAGGAATCATCAGATAGAGCGTTTGAAGAAGAAGTGATGTTAGCAGGCTTTTCAACTGCACCGTCTAAGTCAGAGGGTGGAGCGATTAGCTTTGATGACGCACAAGAAACCTTCACTGCAAGGTACACACATGAGACTATTGCTTTAGCTTTCTCAATTACTGAAGAAGCTATCGAAGATAATCTTTATGACAGACTTGCAGGTCGTTACACAAAAGCATTAGCAAGATCCATGGCACAGACAAAGCAAATTAAAGCGGCATCTGTGTTAAACAACGCTTTCACTGCTGGAGCTTCCGCAGGTGGCGATGGAGTTGCTTTATTGAGTAACGCTCACCCAACAATCAGTGGTAATCAGAGCAATATCTTGTCAACAGCGGCAGACTTAAACGAGACTTCGCTAGAACAAGCTTTGATCGACATTGCTGGTTTACAGGATGAGAGGGGCTTAAAGATTGCTGTAAGAGGTACTAAATTGATAATTCCAAAAGAATTACAATTTATTGCTGAAAGAGTGTTAAACAGTAACCTAAGAGTTGGAACTGCTGATAATGATGCAAATGCAATTAAGAACATGGGAATGTTACCAGAAGGTGCCGTTGTAAACCATTTCTTAACTGATACAGATGCATTCTTTATCAAGACAGATGCTCCAAACGGTTTAAAATACTTCAACAGAGCAGCTATTAAGACAGCTATGGAAGGTGATTTTGACACTGGAAATATGCGTTTTAAGGCAAGAGAAAGATACAGCTTCGGTTTTTCCGACTGGAGATGTTTATTCGGAACACCTGGTGCGGCCTAGCCTCCAAGCATTTTAATGCACCAGTTTTAAGGGCGGCACTTGCCGCCCTTCTTTTTTTGTGTATAATAAACTAAACCTTGACAGTTGCATGGTGCGACTGACATTTGCCAAGACAAGGAGATTGATATGGCTAACACAACTTTTTCGGGTCCAGTCCGATCAGAAGGTGGATTTACTACAATAAGTAAAAACACTACAACTGGAGCAATCACTACACAATCAAGCATTAACTCAAGTGGTATCTCATCTTTTGATGCGAACACAATGCCAGTAGAAGCTGGTACTGGTATCACAACAGGTTCTGGAACTATTTACAGAAGTTCTGTTCAAAGAGTTGGTGGTATAATTACAACAAGAATTCTAATTGACTTAACTGGTTTAAGATCAACGGGTGGTGCTGACATCATTGGTGTTAATGGAACTGCTTTAGTTTGTCACATTGGTCAGATCACTGCTGCAAGAAACGGTACAATCTTAACAGGTAGTATGGAATGTTTTGAAGCACCAGCTGGTGGTGATCCAGACATTAACGTACACTCTGCAACAGAAGGTACTGGTGTTGAAGATGGAGCTATCGGTGATTTAACAGAGACATTGTTGGTCAACGCAGGTGATGCAACATTAGGAAGTAAAGTTTACTTTACTGGTGTTCCTGCGGCAGATGAGTTTCTATATTTAACCACAGGTGCTGCAACAGATGCAGATTACACTGCTGGTAAGTTATTCATTGAATTGATGGGCTACGAAGCTTAATAGGAGGTTAGCATGGCATCTAGATCTGATGTAAAAGCATTTAATCACGATCAAGGCGATGACGCAGCAGTTGTAGGACCTTCTAGGTCAAGAATAAGACAAGTTGTTATATTTGGTAATTCCGCGGGTGCATTGACTATTAAGAATGGATCAGGTGGATCAACTATATTGCTTCAAAGTTTTCCTACTGGATTGCATACCTTAAACATTCCAGACGCAGGTATTTTAGCTGAAGATGGAGCCTACATACATGGTTTCACTGGTAGTGGTAACAAGTTGACTATATTCTTATCATGACAAGAAAAGCAGATAAGCAACCGCCAAAAACAAAAAAATATTTCCGCTCCACTAAATCTGGAGCGGGGATGACTAAGGCGGGTGTTGATCGGTATAGAAGAGATAACCCTGGAAGTAAGTTAAAGACCGCTGTAACAGGAAAAGTAAAAAAAGGGAGTGCGGCTGCTAAAAGAAGAAAATCATATTGTGCTAGAAGTGCAGGGCAAATGAAAAAATTTCCAAAGGCCGCTAAAGATCCAAACAGTCGTTTACGACAAGCTAGAAAAAGGTGGAAGTGCTAATGCCTAGAGGAAGACCTAAGAAAAAAGTTTTGACAGCTGAAGAAGTAATGTTTGAGTTAGCTAAACACGAATCAGAGTGTAATCTTAGGTATAAGCGCATAGAAGAACGATTAGAAGATCAAAAGTGTCATTTAAAAGCCCTTGACACAAGAATGTGGGGTCTAGCTGTTTTAATTATAGGAGCGGCTATTGCACAGGAGATGTTTTAATGAATAGTAGAGTAAGAACCGGACCAAAACCAAATAAACCCTCTGTAACTTATTTTAAAAAAGGTGGAGCTGCAAAAAGTAAGGGCAGTAAAATATGTCCATCAGGAAAAGCGTGGGCTAAAAGAACTTTTGACACATACCCGAGCGCTTATGCAAACATGGCCGCTTCAAAATATTGTAAAGACCCTAACTATGCAAAGGGCGCGAAAGGCAAGAAATAATGGGTGCTCTTAAAGATTGGGTGAAACAAGATTGGGTGCGAATCGGTACAGATGGTAAGATTAAGGGTAAATGTGGTACGTCTAAAGATAAAAAAAACCCTGATAGATGTCTTCCTAGATCCAAAGCAAACAGCTTGTCTCAGTCACAAAGAGCTTCTACTGCACGAAAGAAAAAAAGAGAGGGTTCTAAAGGCAAAACGGTTGTAGGTAACACTTCAGCTGCCAAAGTAAAAAAAATGAAATATGGTGGGGTTGTTGCAAAAGGTTGTGGAGCTGTTATGTCTGACCGAAGAAAAAAGACGAAGGGTTCTGTAACTCGATTAACATAAGGATTTAACATGACAACATCTAATTCTACCAATTTTGAGCTGGACGCAGCAGAATATATAGAAGAAGCTTTTGAAAGATGTGGCTTAGAAGTACGAACAGGTTATGATTTAACAACTGCTCGTAGATCACTAAACTTAATGTTTGCAGAGTGGGCTAACAGAGGCTTAAATCAATGGACTATAACTCAGAGAACGCAAACTGTAACTTCAGGAGATCGTGAGTATTCTTTAGGAACAGATGTAATAGATGTTTTGAATTTAGTTGTGAGACGTTCTGGCACAGATTTTTCCATGACAAGAATTAGTAGATCGGATGAATTATCAATACCTAATAAAGCAACTACCGGCCGACCTACTCAATTTTTTTTAGACAGACAAATTAC